ACCCATCATCTGTAAGTCCAAATAAAACTAAGTCTTTATCTTTCTTCTTTAATTTTTCCCAAACCTTATCTACATTATCTGGTGTAATTATGACCCATTCAATCTTTTGTGGTGATAATGGTTTGGGTTGTGCTATATTTAGGTGGGTTCGTTTTACTTCCTGCGTTTGTACTTGTATTTCTTTTACATCTTTTTTCCAAAAACCAGGAAATGCACACCCACTAATTAAAAACGGGAATATAATTAGGGTTGGCAAGTGTCGGGCATTCACGATTTATTTCACTTTCTTTTTTAGCATTGATTTCTTTTTCTGTTCTTTCTGCACCTGTGGCTATTTCTAAACATCTAAGTGCGTTCTTTGTACCACGATTGATAAGTCTTTCCATTGCTCTTGGTTTCTTTACAGCTATTTTACCAATATCTCTACTTTCACCTTTTGCATTTACATTGAACTTACTAATTAAGTTATTTACTTCTTCTCTTTGTCTACCAATTTCTGCATTTACTTCTTCATTTATTCTTTGTATCTGAGCGATATCAACCCTCATCTGTTCTATTACTGCACTTT